ATATCGGATGACCCAACAGCAATGGACAAAGTAAAATTGTTCTTTGATATGTTCTCGCAGCTTCCATCATGGTTCACAAACTTATGGATCCTTGTTGTGGCATCGATATATGGTATTAAGGGAACTCAAATCTTCAGAAACGGTGTAGGTAAGAAATGAAATATTTAGTAACAATCATTTATCATTGGTCAACTAAATTAACTTCATGGTCTTGGACTAAATTATACGGAAACAGAACAACAGGACTAGGTTATAAAAAATGAATCTACAAAGAGATTTACAAAAACTAAGAAAAGAGAAACAGATGAAAGATTCTGCTACTGCTCAACTACGTAAAAGAAGTAAAGATTCAGTGGCTAGACCTAAAGCAGAAAAAAATATATTATCAACAGACCCAAGGATGCAACAGATATGACAAAATTATGTGCTAGAGGCAAATCAGCTGCCAAAAGAAAATTTAAAGTTTACCCGTCTGCGTACGCAAATGCATACGCATCAAAAATATGCGCAGGTAAAATAAAAGACCCGTCAGGTAAAAAGAAAAAAGATTGGGGACCTAAGAAAGCCAACAAAGGTCTTCATGCCGAAACTAAAAAGAAAAAGAAAGTAATACCAGGTGATCCAAGAGAAAGACATGAATATTTAAAAAAAATTCAAAATCCTATTTCTGAATATGATAAAAAAGGTAAATTAAAATATACAGGTGCTAAAGTTGGGATGAATGTTACTGCTGGTGGTCAATCAGCCATGGGTAGATTAGAAAAATCTGGAATGCGTGGTGGTGGAATAGCAATCAAAGGAACAAATTTTAAAGGCGTATTTTAGTGAATAAAAAAGGTTCATGTTGGGAAGGGTACGTTCAAAAAGGAATGAAGAAAAAAGGGAATCGAATGGTTCCAAATTGTGTGCCTGCTATGAAAACAGGTGGACTAACAAAATGGTTTAATGAAAAATGGGTAGATATTGGAGCAAAGAAAAAAAGTGGCAAGTATCAAGAATGTGGCAGAAAATCTGCCAGTGGTTCAAAGCGGAAGTACCCGAAGTGCGTACCACTTGCAAAAGCCACAGCGATGTCAAAGTCGCAAAAGGCCTCTGCTGTTGCCAGAAAAAGATCAGTAAGTAATGCAGGACCAAAACCAGCTAACGTAAGGACATAAAATGTGGAAATGGATAAAAAAACTATTTAGACCTTGGAAACTAAATAAAGTATCACCAGATATTAAATCGGTAAAACCTAAGGTGGACTTAACTGGTCTTACCAAAGGTGATATAAAGAAATTAATCAAACAAGGAAAATTATAATGGCTGATATAGGTAAATTCAAAGCTCATCAAAAAATGATGAAAGACCCTGAAAGAAGAAAAGCTTACGTCGATGCGATGAAACGTAGAAAAAAAGATACAGCATCAAAAGGTAAAATTTCTAAGCCTTCTAGATCAATGATGATGGACACAACTACAAGTGCATATGGAGATGCAGGTAGAGGTAGACCAGTTCCTAAATTCAAAGAAGGTGGTATTTGTAGAGGTGCAGGTGCTGCAATAAAAGGCACTAATTTTAAGGGCGTTTTTTAGTTTACAAAAATCATAGATAATATATAGATTCGTTATGAGTCTAAGAGCAACATTGTTACAAGCACTAGAAGATAGATATAATGCTCAAATATCTGAAGCTGATGCAACAATTCAAATATATCTAGAAAAACCTGTAGCGATTGGTGAGCACCCACAACACATTGATGAAATAGATAAGCTAATTACAAAAATAGCTGAAGCAGAAGAAAAAATTGCTGTACTTCAACAGTTTAAATTATGATTGAAGGTGATGGTAAGGAGTATGAGTTATTAATCGAAGCTTGTAAATCTCTAACGGCTGATAATTTATTTACAGCAGAAATTGGTGTTAGAAGAGGACTTGGGTCTAAGTTAATATTGATGAATTTAAATCATAAAAACCATTGGCACATAGGTATAGACCCTTATGGTAATTTGTCTTATTCACATTTTGATAAAAAAAATGCTATTACTTGTGACTATACCAACAGCATGAAACTACAATTAATAAAAGATTTAGACTATGAAAATTTTACTTTGTTTCAAATGGAAGATGATGAGTTTATTAGAAGATTTTCAGATGGTGTTCCTATTTACCGAGATAAAAAAGAAATTATTAATACATATGATTTAGTTCATTTTGATGGACCACATAAAACAAAAGACGTAATCAAAGAAGCTATATTTTTTGGAGAAAGATCTAAAGTAGGTTCAATTTTTGTTTTTGATGATTACCCATACTACGATATAGATGCAGTTTTAAAAATTATAGTAAATGAATTTAGTTTTGATTTATTAAAACAAGGAAAAAGTAAACTTTCATTAATTAAAAAATAAATGGACATAGATACAATATCACTTGTACAACATAAAGTTAAGAAAGCTCTAGCTCGATTGAAGTCACACGCTATATATGGTGTTGACACCATGGAGAAACTACAATATGTTAGGGGTCAAATCAGATCTCTTGAAGATCTGCAACAGGATCTTAAAGACCTGCTGACAACAACGGAGTATGAAGATGATAGAGTCCACGGAGACACCGAAACGGACTGAAGCACTTCTAGATGCCTACAAGGCAAAAGAAGAAGTAGAAACAGTCCTTGATCCAAAAGCGATCGACAAATCAACATTAGATAAACTACCAAACCCAACTGGATATAGACTTTTAGTTCTGCCTTTTGCAGGACCTAAAAAAACTAAAGGTGGTCTTTGGTTATCTGATGCAACACAAGAAACAATACAGATGACTACAGTTTGTGGTCTGGTATTAAAAATGGGAGATCTTTGTTATCACGATAAAGATAAATTTCCAAAAGGGCCTTGGTGCAAACTAAATGAATGGATAATTTTTAGTAGGTACGCAGGTTCAAGATTCAAAATAGACGGAGGAGAAGTAAGAGTTTTAAATGATGATGAAGTCATTTCAACTATAAGCGACCCCAACGATATTTTGCACCATTACTAGGAGGACTAAATGGCAGACATACAAGAAAAAAATCCATCAGTGGAATTAGATACTGATGGTGTTAACGATCAAACAATAGAAGTAGAAACTCCAACAGAGTCAACAACTGAATTTGAAAAAAAAGAAGATGTTGATTTAGGTTACACGGATGTTTCTGGTGGTAAAACTGCAAAAGAACTTTTACAAGAAGCAAAACAAACTGAAGCAGAAGAACCAAAAGCAGAACCAAAATTTGAACAAGTAGAAGAAAAAGAAGAAGACACAGGTCTTCAAGATTATTCTGATAAGGTTCAAAAAAGAATAAAAAAATTAACCTTTCAAGCTAAAGAAGCTGAGCGTAGAGAAAGAGCGGCAGTGGAGTATGCAAAAGGTTTAAAAAGTAAGTATGAAAGTGCTGAGAAGAAATTTGAAGAAACTGATACTAACTACCTCAAAGAATATAACGCTAGAATTGATTCGGAAAGAGATAAAGCAAAAGCTGAATTAAAAGTAGCTTTAGATTCTCAAGATGCAGATCAAATTATGGAAGCTCAAGATAAGCTTACAAAATTAGCTGTAGAGAAAGAAAAAGTTTCGATGACTCTTGATGAAAAAGAGTCTAGAAAAAAAGAAGTAGAATCACAACCTGTTGAAGAGCAAAATCAAGCTCCGCAACCACAAATTAGTACAAGAGCTCAGGAATGGGCTACAGAAAATGAGTGGTTTGGATCTGATAGAGTATTAACTTCTGCTGCTATGGGAATACATGAAGACCTGTTGCAGGAGGGAATTGACGCGGAGAGTGATGCCTATTATAATCAAATCAACAAACGTATGAAGGAGTATTTCCCTCAGAAATTTGCCGAATCTTCTACTGAAGAAACAACAAAAGCTGCACCCGTCCAAAACGTAGCTTCTGTTAGCAGAAGATCAGGTGGACGCAAGTCTGTGAAACTCACCAAATCACAGGTAGTTATCGCTAAGAAATTAGGGGTGCCGCTAGAGGAATACGCAAAATACGTGAAGGAAGGAGCCTAATATGAATAAAGTAAAAACTTCACGCGAGTCTGAATCTAGAACTAAACTTTCTAGAAAGAAAGATTGGACTCCACCATCCAGTTTGGATGCGCCAGCGCCACCGCAGGGATATTCACATAGATGGATAAGAACCTCTGCAAACGGTTTTGAAGATCCAGGTAATGTATCTAAGAAACTAAGAGAAGGGTGGGAATTTGTGAAAGCCGAAACACTTTTAAGTGAAATAGGTGAACATGATTATCCCGTCATTCATGAAGGCAAACACGCTGGTTTAATCGGAATTGGTGGCCTTGTGTTGGCAAGGATACCGGAGGAGATATTGAAAAGTCGTGCTGAGTATTTTAGAAAAATAACTCAAGACAGAACAGACGCGGTTGATCGAGATCTTATGAAGGAGCAACACCCGGACATGCCTATCAATATTGATAGACAGTCTAGAGTTACCTTTGGTGGTAGTCGTAAAAAATAATTTTTTTGCATTACCTACTTTAGATAGCTTGGATTAAATAAACTAACTAAGTTAAGGAGAACTGACAATGTCAAATCAACTGGAAAAGTTTGGTCTTAGACCATACAGAAAACTAGATGGTACACCATTAGCAGGAGCCCAAAACAGATATACAATTGCAGCAGGTTATGCTACTGCAATATTCCAAGGTGACTTGGTACAGCCTACTACTGCTGGTAATGTTGAAAGACATACTGGTAATACTAGTGACGCTGTTGTGGGTGTTTTTAACGGAGTTTTTTACAACGATCCAACTACTCAAAAGCCAACGTACAAAAATTACTACCCTGGTGGAATTACACCAACTCAAGGCGATATTACAGCCTTTGTTGTTGATGATCCAGATGCAGTATTTTTAATGGACGCAGACGAGGCTTTTACTAGAGCGGACTTGTTCAAAAACTACTCTGTTACTACTGCAGGTGGAGTAACACAAACAGGAATATCAAGCGTGCAATTAGATGTAAGTGCCTCAGGTACTGCAGCTACTTTTGCGGTTCAAGCAATTGATATTACACAGGATCCGGATAATTCGGATACTACTGTATCAAATGCTAACATTCTTGTTAGAATCAACAATCACTTCTATAGAAGTGGTACAGGCATATAGGATAAAGGAGAATAACTATGGCAATATCACGATCACAGCTAGTTAAAGAACTAGAGCCAGGTTTGAATGCTTTATTCGGCCTGGAATATAGTAGATACGAAAATCAGCATGCTGAAATTTTCGCTACTGAAACATCTGACAGAGCTTTTGAAGAAGAAGTAATGTTAAGCGGTTTCGCTTCTGCACCAACTAAACAAGAAGGTGCTGGAGTAGTGTTCGATCAAGCGGGTGAAACTTTCACAGCTAGATACAACCACGAAACTATCGCTTTAGCATTTGCTATTACTGAAGAAGCGATCGAAGACAACCTATACGATAGACTTGCGGGCAGATACACAAGAGCTCTTGCAAGATCTATGGCAAACACGAAGCAAGTTAAAGCTGCAAATGTTTTGAACAATGCGCAAGTTACAACTGCTACAGGTGGTGACGGTGAATCCCTAATCGGAAACGCTCACCCACTTGCAACAGGCGGAACTTTCTCAAACGTTTTAGCAACTGCTGCAGACCTTAACGAAACTTCACTCGAGCAGTCATTAATTGACATTGCTGGATTTGTCGATGAAAGAGGCTTAAAAATTGCTTCTTCTGGTAGAAAAATGATAATTCCAAAAGAATTACAATTTACTGCTGAGAGAATCATGAAGTCGCCAATGAGAGTTGGAACTGCCGACAATGACATCAATGCAATTAATAACATGGGAATGGTTCCTGAAGGTTACAGAGTTAATAACTTTTTAACTGACACAGACTCATTCTTCTTGTTAACTGATGTGCCTAACGGATTAAAATACTTCGTTAGATCACCTATCAAAACTGCAATGGAAGGTGACTTCGATACAGGTAATATGAGATTTAAAGCTAGAGAAAGATACAGCTTTGGTTGGTCAGACCCAAGATGTATATTTGGTAACGGAAACTTACCGACTAGTTAATAGTCAATATATTTAACCCTTAGGGGTTACTTTAAAGGGGCGGTGTTCACATCGCCCCTTTTTTTATGTATAATAAAAAGACCTAGATAAATAATTATTATGTAGACTGACTAGGCAGACGGTATAGAGACTACATAACGAACGCTATACAAAGGAGAAAATTATGGCAACTACTACTTTTTCGGGACCGATTAAAGCGGGAACGATTTCAAACACTACAGGAACTACAGTTGGAACTAATATTGCTAATGTTGGCCAAGTTGTAATGTCTCAATCAGTAAAAATTGATATTATTGGTGCTTCACACTTAAATCAAGTTTGTGCAGTTGTACCTGCTAATTCACAAATTATTGATGTAATTTTAAATGTTACTACAGTAAACAATGATGGTGGTGCAGCAACTGCATCAGTTGGAACTGCAGCAGATGCAGATGCATTTATAGCTACAGCTAACGTAAAAGCTCTTGCAACTACTCACGGTACTTTAGATACTGAAGCAACTAATGTTGGAACTACTGATCTACAAGTTTTAGCTGACTTCACTGGTGCTAATGGTGATGGTACTACTGGTGCAGCTACAGTTACTGTTCTATATATACAGAATAATTCTGTACAAGACGCAGTAGACTTATAATAATTAAATAGTGGCTCCTTCGGGAGCCACAACTAAAGGAGAAAACTATGTCAGGCGGAGGAAGTTTTAGTTCAGACCAAAAAGTACTTAACATGACTACAGTTGGTGCGAATACATTGGCAAAAACTGGAAGAATGAGAATTACTTCTATTCAAGGTGAAGGTATTGCAAGTTCAACAATTATTTTTTACGATTCAGCTGATGCATCAACACCTGGAACTGCAGTTGCTACATATAATTTCAATACAGAAGGTTTAGAAGTTTATGTACCAGGTTCCGGTATTCTTTTTAAAGAAGGACTTGTTTATAATCTTGCAGGTGCTGGTGGTAGTATAACTATTACATACACAGGCTAAAGTGAATAAAACAGGTTTAAAAGTTTTAGGTTTCAAAAGAGGCGGAGATAATATGCCTGCTAGAAACAAAAAGAATTTTAGATCTACTAAAAGTGGTGCAGGTATGACTGCTGCAGGTGTTGCAGCATACAGAAGAAAAAACCCTGGAAGTAAATTAAGAACTGCTGTTACAGAAGATAATCCAGGTAAAAAAAGAGCAGCACGTAGAAAATCTTATTGTGCAAGATCAGCAGGGCAAATGAAAAAGTTTCCTAAAGCTGCAAAAGATCCAAATTCAAGATTAAGACAAGCTAGAAGAAGATGGAAATGTTAATTAATTTTTTAAAAAAACTTTTTGGATATGATACACTTGATAAAAGAATTAGAGTTTTAGAGAGAAAAAATTATTGGAGAGAAAAATATAATCATGGCTTATCTAAATACAAACATTCCTCCAATATACTGTAAAATAAGAAAGGAATATCTTTATGATCTTAAAGAACATCAAGGAGAGTATAGTGACTGTGTTATCTTTGGTCTTACTTCCATTTCAGGTCGTGCACTCTTATTTAATATCATGCTTCCCAACGGTGCGTGCTATTGGCGTTTGCCTATCTCAGCGTTTTTCCAAAAATCGTATGATAGAGCCGATGTGCCGGATATGCAGACGCACGAGTTGGAACTGTGGAACAGTTTTAGTTATTGGCCTAGTGTTACTTGTTTTGATTGGTTGGATGGCGTAGCAGGAAAATATCTTGGATTAGATAAAAAGTTTTACCATGGCAAATATCTATTTACAATTGATTGGGCACATCCAGATGTTAATATCTTGGATACGGAACATTCTGAAATTCCTCAAGAACATAAGTGCGCACATATATTGGAACTTTCTAACGGCAATTATGCAGCTCAGCCTAATAATCGTATTTTGTGGCACATTAATAGTTATACTACTGATAGCAGTTGGCCAGACTATAAAGTTCAAACTACTTATTGGGATGCGGAAGATAATGACATGGTTACAGAGGATAGTGACAGAATGTTCTACGCAATGGAAAAAAAAGAAAAATCGGTTAATGATATTCTTATGGAAGGCTATAATGAAGAAAAAATAAAAGCAGAAGATGAAAGTTACGAATGATAGACAAATGGATTTATAAGTTTTGTGGGGCACTAGACAGAGTCTGTCTAATGGTTGATAATCTTGTTCAACGTATGAGTGAGATAAAAATGAACTATTATTTTACAGGTGCACTGATAATTTGTTTTATTTGGTTAGCTTTTTGTGGAGGTCCAGTTGTCCAATAAACCACTCAACATCGGAGAAGAGGCAAAAGTGCAAATGCCAATGAAGACGGTAGCTAGTTTGATTTTACTGGTCGCAATGGGAGTACTTGGATATACTGAGCTAACTTCTAGATTAGTATCTCTGGAGACATCAAGAGAATTATTTCAAAATGATTTGTTAAAGAAATCAGAACAAGTGCCTGTAGACCAGGAACAAATATTTTTAATTGAGGATTTGTACAAGTCTGTTGAAAAAATGGAACAGACTCAAGAAATGAACATGACTAACAAAG